ACAAGAATTAGTTGATAAATTTATCAATGCTTCATTCAATTGCAAAGATTGTGATATTCCATATTGTAATACACCTTGCACAAAACTAAATTTATATGAAGCAAAACAATGTGCTTTGATATGCATAAATGAATTATTAACATTCAGAGAAGCATTATTCATTAATGAAGGAAGTATGGCATATCTATACTTAAAAGAAGTAAAAGAAGAAATTGAAAAACTATGATGACATATCAACAAATTTATGAGTCCTTATTTGAGGACACAGGTGAAAGATTCACACTTTATAAAGTGATGGAAGTGTTCAAAAATGAATCTGATTGGGTTGGTTCACCTTTTCAATTGATGAAAATCAAAGAATTGGTTGCAGACATCACAGGAATCAGACCCGGAAATTGTTCAGGATGTAACATCAACGCATTGACTGATTTTATGTATTGGATAGAAAGGTATGAATTGCAATTGAAGACTGAAAACCCAAAGAAAGGAAGACCAAAGAAATGAGTTTGATTGGAATTGCAGTATTTGACACAGAAGAAAATCAACGCAGTCAATACACCAAAGAAACATTGCAAAATGTCTTTGAAATGGTTGACCTTAAAAGGCATAATATTGTAGTTGTTGACAATAATTCCTGTGAGGAGACAAAACATATTCTCAAAATTTATGAAAAGTATTTCACCATCATCACATTGTCTGAAAATGTTGGTACAGCCAAAGCCATCAACAGGGCATGGAGGTTGACAAGGGGTGAACACCTTATCAAAATGGACAATGATGTTGTCATTAATTACTCAAATTGGGTTGATGAGATGGAAGAATATTTGGAGGCTGACCCATCAATTGGAATCATTGGTTTGAAAAGAAAGGACTTGATGGAAAATCCATTCAGAAATGACCAATGGAAAAGCACATTGAGAATGTTACCACATCAAAATGGTGAAACATGGAAGATAGTTGAAGATGTTGACCATGTGATTGGTACTTGTCAAATGTACAACAAGAAATTGATTGCAAAAATAGGTGGATTAATACAACCAAGCATTTATGGTTTTGATGATACCTTGTCAGCAATTAGATGTAAATTGGCAGGATTCAAAAATTGCTTTATCCCACATATAGACATTGAACATATTGATGTAAAGGAAAATCCTTATTGGCAAGAAAAAAGAATTTTGGCATCAAATGACATGGCAGAATTCAATAAAATGAAACAGGACTTGATTGATGGAAAATTAAACATATATCATGAGTTGTAAAATAATAACAGTTGTTGATGAAAGGTCAAGGGCATTTCAACTTGAAAGGTCATTGTCTCACTTTGGATGGGACTTTGAAATCATCAGAGCAGAATGGAGGGGATTTGGAACAAAGTTGAATCAGGTCAAAGAATACTTGGTAAATAGTGATGTTGAAGAATTCATTTTTTTGGATGGATATGATACATTTTGTTTGAATACCTATGACAACATCAAGCACAATTTTGAAGGTAAGAATTCATTGATTTCAGCAGAGGTGAATTGTTGGCCGGATGCAGAAAGGAATAAGTTTTTTTTACACAATGATGAAGAATACAGATGGAAATTTCCTAATTCAGGTACATACTACATGAAAACATGGTTATTCCTTGAATTGATGAACCTATCAAACACACCAAATGATTGTGATGACCAAAGAATCATGACTGATTGGGTATTGAATCACAATTTAAACCTTGACAGAAAAAGAGAGGTGTTCCAAACATTATGTGGAATTTTACCAACTGATTATAGGATTGAAGACAAAAAAGTCATTACAGAATTAAACACAACACCATGCTTCATTCATGGCAATGGTAAAGCATATATGGAAGAATTTTATAATTTAATTTGATAAAAAATGGAAAATTGGGAAAATTGGGAAAATAGCAAAGAATACAACCAAAGGATTCATGAAGAATTCATTCAAAAGACAAATTCAATTCCTGAATTAAAAGAATTGAGAGACTATGTTGAAGCCAATGCATTTGGATTTGGTGAAAGGTCATTTTATTGGATGTGGAAATTGATTGTTGATGAGATGCCACAAACATTCACATTTCTTGAAATAGGTGTTTTTAGAGGTCAGACATTGGCATTGATTAAATTGTTGGCAAAGTTATCAGGGAAGAAGGTTAAAGTCTATGGAATCACTCCATTGGACACAACAGATGGTCATTGGGAATCTGACTATAAAAAAGACATAAGTGACCTGCATAAGTTGTTCAGATTGCCACAACCAACAATCATTAAAGGACTTTCAACAGATAAATCAATCATTGAAGTCATGAGTGAAAAAACATTTGATTTGGTTTATATTGATGGTGGACATTCATATGATGTTGCATTATCTGATTTGAAAAATTATGGCAAGTTAGCAACCAAGTATTTGGTCATAGATGATTGTGCCAATGATTTGGATATGCCTTTTGGTTATTTTCAAGGCATTCAATCAGTCACAAATGCTGTCAATGATTACATACCAACAACAAACTTGAAATTTCAATATAATGTCATGCACAATAAAGTATTCAAGCCATGAAATTCTTTAAAATAGTTGCACTTTTATATTTATATATAGCAATATTCACAATTGGTGTGTATTTGGCATCAAAAGGACTTTAAACAATTAAAGAAATGAAAACAGGAAGACCAAGAAAAATAGAATCACCTGAATTAATGCAATCATTATTTGATGAATACATTGAATATGCAAAAGCCAACCCAATATTGAAACACACATTTGTGGGTAAAGATGGAAAATCTGTCTATGAAAAAAGAGAAAGAGCATTGACAATGGAAGGATTTGAATTGTATTGTGGAAATAAAGGTTTTACATATGATTTAAGCCATTATTTTTCAAATTTTGAACAAAGGTATCAAGACTTTGTCGCTATCTGTCATGCGATTAGAAAAGCCATCAGAGAAGACCAAATTCAAGGTGGCTTGGCAGGTGTGTACAATACAAGCATAACGCAAAGATTGAATGGCTTGACTGAGAAATCAGAAATGATTGTCAAAGAACAACCATTGTTTGGTGATGATGTGAAACAATAACCCATAAAATAAAAATGTTCCACAGGCACAAACCCAACAAAAATGGGATAGTGTACGATGGGAAAAACGCATTTTACCTTACCAAAAAATGTTCAAATACACAACTGCAATTAAGAAAATCAGACAATTGACTGCAAGGAAAAAAGTCATTCAGGGGGGTACATCTGCCGGGAAGACCTTTGGCATCATACCTGTGTTGATTGACATGGCAATCAAAAAACCTAATCTTGAAATTTCAATTGTATCTGAGACCATCCCTCATTTGAGGAGAGGTGCAATGAAAGACTTTTTGAAAATAATGAATTGGACAAACCGATTTCATGAGCAAAATTGGAACAGGTCATTGTTGACTTATAAGTTTTCCAATGGTTCATACATTGAATTTTTTAGTGCTGAACAAGAATCCAAATTGAGGGGTGCAAGAAGAAATGTTTTATACATCAATGAGGCAAACAACATCAGTTTTGATTCTTACTATCAATTAGCCATCAGAACAAGTGATGACATATTCATTGACTTTAACCCAACACATGAATTTTGGGGACACACAGAAGTGCTGAATGAGGCAGATTCTGAACACCTTATTTTGACCTACAAAGACAATGAGGCATTGCCACAAACAATCATCAATGATATTGAATCAGCCAAAGAAAAAGCCATCACAAGTAAGTATTGGGCAAATTGGTGGAAGGTTTATGGATTTGGTCAGATTGGTTCATTGCAAGGTGTTGTGATTGACAATTGGCGACAAGTTGAAGCAATACCATCAGATGCAAAATTGGTTGCCTATTCAATGGACTTTGGATTCACCAATGACCCAACAACCTTAGTTGGGATTTGGAAACAAGATGGCAAGTTGTGGATTGATGAATTGCTTTATCAAACCAACATGACCAACAATGACATTGGCAATTTCTTGAAATCAATCAATTTTGGAAGACAGGAATTAATATGTGATAGTGCAGAACCAAAATCAATTGAAGAACTCAGAAGGCAAGGATTCAATGTTCACCCGGCAATGAAAGGTGCTGATTCCATCAAGATAGGAATTGACATTTTGAAAAGGTATGAATTGTATGTGACCAAAACATCAACCAATTTAATCAAAGAATTGAGGGCATACCAATGGGAAACTGATTCCAATGGTAAGTTGACCGGGAAGCCAATTGATTACATGAACCATTGCATTGACCCAATGAGGTACATTGCCTTGAATAAATTAAACAACAGACCAAGTGGTAAGTATTCCACAATAACAATTTAAACCCAATTTTATATTTATGAGCATGATTAAGGCATTCACAGAACTGACCATCAAACAATATTTGCAATGCAAAATCATCTCAGAAAGTGAGAGTGACCCAATCATTCGCAAATGCAAGTTTTTGGCTGAGGCAACCAACAGAACATTGGATGAAGTTGAATCAATGCCATTGAATGACCTTTACAAAGAACTTGGTGAAATCACCAATTTGGAATCAATACCAAAGAATGGAAAAATCAAATTGAAGTTCAAAGTTGGTGGAAGGAAGTTTTTGGTCAAATGGAGGGAACAAGATTTGAGTGCTGAACAATACATTGATGTTTCTTACTTTACCAAAGACCCATCTAAAATTGAACACAACATCCACAACATCCTTGCATCACTTTGTGTTGAAAAGAAGTGGTTCAAATACCTTCCATATGATGGCAAAACCCACAAAGAAAAGGCAGACCTATTTTTCAATCACATGAAGATTAAGGATGCATATCCAATCATGGTTTTTTTTTGCAAATATTACAATCAATTAGCGAAAAATATGGAACACTATTTGGTGGAAATGGCACAGGAGTTGGTGGACAAGTTGAATTTCAATTCAGGGAAAAATGGGGATGGATTGCAACCATAAATGATATGTGCAATAATGACAGAACCAAATGGGATTATTTTTTTCAAATGAATGTGATTGAATTTTTGAACACCATTTCATTCTACATGGACAAATCTGAATCAGACCGAGAAGAGCAAAGGAGGTTGAATGTCTAAGGCAAGTGAAATAGGGAAAAAATATGGTCAATCAATTAATGATTTTGCACAGGTAAGCAAAAACACAATTGAAAATGTCATACTGACTTTTGCAAAAGAAAGTGTTGACTTGATGAAGAATCAAATTCAAAGGAAAGCAAGAACAAAAGGTGCATCCACATTGGCTCAATCATTAACAATCCAACCATTAAGTGACAATGAAGGCATTGGTGTGAATATTGTTTCAAGTGCTAAATATTGGAAGTATGTGAATGATGGTGTGAAAGGAGTAAAGAATAAAGGAAAAGCACCCAATTCAAAATTCTCTTTTAAAAACCTTTATACACCACCTGCAATGATTAAGTCATTCAAGGATTACATTGCAAGAACAGGCATGAAAACTGCATTGATTGGTGGCAAAAAGAAACGATTGTACAAAACCAATAGAAAGACCAAGCAACAAACTGCAAAAATGGACTTGATTGACAAAG